TGGGAAGGATTGGAGAAGCATGGGAAAGTGACTGGGGTGGAGTGAGGACTACAATTACAGAGGTTTGGACATTCATACAAGACGAGGTTTTCCCTCTTATAGTGGCATTATGGAATCTTATTAGCGAAGTGTTGGGATTCATAAAAGAAAAATGGAATACTGATTGGATTGGAATTAGAACAATTTTATCAACAGCTTGGGATTTAATGAAGATTGTAGTGGGAACTGCTTTAGAGGTTATCGCCGACATAATAAATATTGCGACCGCTATATTGTCCGGTGATTGGGGTGCGGCTTGGAATGGGATTAAACAAATATTTATTGATATTTGGGAGGGAATGAAGGATTTTGTGATGAGGATCGTTGATGCCATTATAGGAAAGATTCAGGAGATGATTAGGTGGATAAAGGATGCAATAACAGAATTGGCAACACTTGGATTTGCGGAAACAACAACATTCAATTCTGTTCCTAGAAGCTCATCAGAAATTCCCATGACATTATCAGCTCCTAGAGCGAGTGGTGGCTCTGTTTTTAGTGGTATGCCTTATCTTGTGGGGGAAAAGGGGGCAGAGTTGTTTGTGCCGGGAAATAGTGGAAGTATTGTGCCAAACAGCAAGCTCGGAGGTATAACAATCAACATAAGCGGTGTTATTTCTAGCAAGGAGGTTGCCGAGGAATATGCGGATATAATCGTCAGGAAACTGCAATTATCAAGTAGTGTTGTTTAAATGATTTTACTTTACATCAATGATGTTGATAGGACAGGGGATTTAAAGAGGGGTTCTATCACTATCAATAATCAGATTCAGCAAAGGGCGGATAGCTTGGATTTTGAGATTTTTCAGAATACAAAACCTTCCGAGAATCAGGATGTCCAACTTTTTGCACATGATACGATTGCGAGTTTTGCGGGGACAACTGTTACTTTGAACGGATATTATCAGAAGGGGATAGGGCGTTTCTATGCCGGGCAAGAACTTTTTATCAGGATTGGTGATGCGGATGAGGAAAAAGTTACAGTTCAAAGCTATGATGAGGATTCTTTGCAGATTGTTTTGGAAGCCGCTCCCTCCGGTTCGGTTAGTGCTGATGATAAAATCGGCTTTTTAATGTTTGGGGGGGTAGTCAGTAGAGTTACAGACAAGAATATTCACACGTTGACACAGATTGAATATGAAGTTGAATGTGTTGATTACACAAAGATTTTTGACAAAAAATTGATTTCGGACACTTGGGAGGACAAAGATTCCCGCTATATTATAAATGATTTTTGCAACATAATTATAAATTACAATCAGGTTATTGATGCGATGGATTATGTTGATAATGCTGATTTGAGGGCAGAATGGATTGAGGGCGGGGATGGCGACAATCCCACAATAGATAATGTTGTTTGCTGGGAAGGCGTTGCAAGTGCGGATTTTAGTTGGACTTTTGCAGGAGGCACAGCGACATTCACAGCAAGTCCCACCGCAGTTGATATATCGTTTTGGACAGGTGCGGCAAACGGAACGCCAACAAAAGGGATTCTTGGATTTTGGTATGAGTGTGCTGATTATACGAAAATTACTAATTTTAAAATCCGTATTGGATCAGGAGCTGGCGATTATGCGGAGGAAACAATCACACCTACTTCAAACAATGCGATCTATCATGAAATGGACTTAGCAAATGCCTCAATAACCGGAACACCGGACTGGACTGCTTGTGATTACATTTCGGTTGTTGTAACCGAAACTGATGATGGATCTATTGGTTTTGACGGATTCAGGATTTTGCAGAATGAATTTTTTAGACATTATCCCTATGTTGAAACAACGCCGACTTTTGATGATTTAAGAAGCCCGCAACTCAAACCGACAAAACTGATGCAGTTGTTGGCTAAAACTTGGGATTATGTTTGGTGGATTGATTACGAAAGAAAAATCCACTTCGTAAATATTGAGAATGAAAATGCTCCTTTTGGTTTAAACGACACATCGAATAATTTTAATAAACTGGAATTTGAAGTTGATCAGAGTCAGATTGGCAACAGAATAATAGTCAGAGGCGGGGAAAAAACATCAGACAACACATATTCACAGGCATTCCCCGGCGATGGTGCATTGAGAGAGTGGGTTTTAAAAACAAAGTTCAATAATCTTTCTATAAAGATTGATGATCAGTCGGATTCCCATGCGGCGGAAGCCGGAACAACAACAACGAATATAAAAATCACAGGGCATGGATTATCAACCGGGGATTATATTACGAATCAAACCAGAAATTATGAAATAAGAGTTATAACGAAACTTGATAACAACAATTTTACTGTAGAAACAATCGCCGGGCAGACAAATGGCGATACGATAACTTTTTTCACAGTTGATAAAACGGATGGAGCGGAAGGGTTGACTGATGAAACGACTGTTGATTATGTTGCGAATTCAAATGAAAAATCTGTCAGGGCAACAATAAGCGAGGCGACGTTGAATCAGGGGGATGGGATATTGTTTACTTATAACGAGAGAGTGCCTATACAGATTCAATACACTAATTCGGCGAGCGTTTCTGTTTTGAAGGCTTTGGATTTGGGGGATGGGGTGTTTGACCTTGACCCCATAACAGACAGGAATATTCAGGACATTGGAACTGCTCTGGCTTTTGCACAGGCAAAAGTCCGGGAATTCGGAAACGCTATTATTACAGGAAGATTTGAAACAGATCAGTCGGGATTAAGGGCTGGGCAGATTCTTCATATTGTAGATACAAACAGGGGAATTGACAGCAATTATGTTATTCAGAAGATTAAAATAAAACAGGTTGAGGGTGAATTTGCGGATTATTTTATTTATGTAGTGACTTTTGGAACAACCCTATTCGGAATCATAGAATTTTATCAAAAACTTCTAGCGACAAAAGATGCAATTGAATTAAATGTTGATGATATTGTGGAAACCTTTGTCGATTCAGATGAGGTTGTTGAAAGTTCTGATGTGAATAATGCGGAAACTGACGGGGGGGATGAAAGGGCGAGCAATACCGAAACAGTTGAGTCAGGTGATAGCAATCAGGCTGTTGATTATCCGGCGGGAACGTGGAAGTTTGAGCCATCGAGCGGGCAACCATTGGAAAGCAGGTTTAATTTAGCGGACTTCGGATAAGGTGATATAATATACTTGTAATTTAAAAATTTATGCAAAAACAAGAAACATTGAAGGCTAAAGGGCTTCATATATTGACGCTTTGTGATATTCGCAAAGGAAACTCGGAAAAAATACAGGAGCAAATAAATGATAATATTGCCCGGAGAAGCCTATTGGTTCAATTAAAAGAGGCTACAAGAGAAAAACAAAAAGAGCTATGGGAAGAATATCGGTGGCTTATTTCGTTGTTGCACAAATACAAAACGCAGGAATTTATTGTTGAGAATATCACTACAACTGTCGGCAGATCGGTTTTGGCACAAAGACTAGGGGGCGATATTACATATTCCGGGATTGTAAATTATACGGCTTTGGGAGATGATAATACTGCTCCTGTTGTTGGTGATGCGACTTTAGGGAATGAAACATCCCGGAAAGCATTGAGTTCGGGAACTGATGCGGCAAATGTTGCCTATCTCGAAACTTTTTTTACTGCGGCGGAGGCGGTTGATACACATGAGGAGTATGGAATGTATATTGATGGTGCGGCTGGTGCTGATACGGGGCAATTGTTCAATCGGTTTATTCAATCGGTTACAAAATCAAATGTGGAAACTTTGAATGTGCAAAGTATAGTGACGTTTGCAGATGCTTAATAAAAAAATAAATTATGGCAGTAAATTCAAGCACAGTAGCGGCAAATGACACTATCACAGCCGCAGAAAGAAACAATTTAAGATTGGATGTTTTGGAACAGGCAGGAGAATACAGAGCCTCAACAGGGTCGGCAAATGCCTATGTGGTGGCTGATGATGCACAATTAGGCTCTTTAGTGGAAGCTCAAACAGTAGTATTTAAAGCGAATTTTGCAAACACAAGCACAGCAACTTTAAACTTCGGGGGGTTCGGGGCAAAAACTATCAAGAAAAATGGAAGTGACAATCTTGTTGCTGGGGATATTGAAAGTGGGCAGGTTGTAGTTTGCAAATATGATGGCACTTCAATGCAG